AGTTTAGTCAACGTTACGCAGATCCTACTAAAGACTTAGACTTTGTTATCCGGGAAGCTCGACTACAAGACACAAAGAATCGTCAAAATAGCATTGCATCTGACGATGCTGAATTGCAAGCATGGTGGGATGCAAAGCAAAAATTCATTATTGATACAGTTAGATCAACATACGCAGAGGCAATCGAAAAAGGCATTGCTAAAGAGCAAGCTCGTGCTATCTTACCAGAAGGTAATACAGTAAGTCGTCTTTACATGAATGGTACATTACGTAGCTGGATTCATTACATCGAACTTCGAGCAGCAAATGGCACACAACTAGAGCATATGGACATTGCTAAGGCATGTGCCAAAGTTATTGCTGAGATTTTTCCAATGGCTGGAGAGTTTGTTCAAACTGAATCTTGAGCCAATCAAAGTCGTTAATTAAAGACAATGCCGGTATATTACCGGCGTTTTCTTGGCCATATTTTTTGCCTGCGAGTGCGCCTGCAATGGCAAATTCGCCGTAAGGTCTGTCAGCCCCTACATTGCACCACACGCTCAGATTCTGGATAGTTTCTTCTGGATTTTGGCGTCTAATGATATTACTAGATAGCTTAACGCATTCACGAAAGGCAGATTTCCAGGCACTAAAAGGATCTGTGTTAAATGCTGTAAAATTGCTAACTTCGTTAACTACATTGAACTTCTTACTAATACTTGTAGTCATATCGGGATTTGACATGTCCATGTTTAATGTTTGTTTAGTTGGTAGTAGCTTGATGCCGCCATACCCGTACTCTAATCCGTTTACTGGATTCTTGCTTTTCCATACATACACTGAGTCCGAATCCCACCTAGGAACAGAAAAGTTAAAATTAAAAGAATCTAGTACATCGGCATCGGCGTCGACCACCCAGAACATATCTGTTTCAACTAACATTGCTGCTCTTCTATGAGCTTCGTGTATTCCTTTTACTCCGTCTATCCTAAGTAATGGCTGTTGAACTTTTGTCTTTAGTTTAGCAAATCTTGCATCTGCATCTTTTTCAAAGTAGGAAATAAACACCACTTCGTAAGGTTTAGGTGTGCTAGCGACAATGTCTACTTCTTTTTTGTTAATAAAGAATCTGTACTGAAACTCTCGTGCCGTGGGCATTGCCGTCTTTGATATTAAACAAACACCGTCCTGATGATCACCGTTCTTGAAAACATGCACATATTTTTGATCCCATTCAGGTACTTTATAATCAAACTTAAAGTCCGGGCAGACATTCATGTCCGGCCAGACTAGCCAAAATAATTTTGTAAAGGATTTCTTCTGTGCTTCTTCTAATGTAAGTGCAGGTTTTGCAGCTGGAAATCTTTCTTTTAGTTGCGCAAAAGCGTCTGAGTCTCTTGCTCCGATAAAGATTATATCATACACGGCGTCTGGTAATCCTAGGAGTATTGTTGTATATTGTTTTAACAAACTTGCTTCCAGCTGGATCTAAGTTTGCAATGTCTAGCCCGCATTTGTCTCGGAGCTCTCTACCATAAAAGTTAACCTGCTCAGTAAGAACAGCAGGGTCAGCGTTTTCGTAATGTTCCTTCCAGTAGGTTGTTAGCCAATCAAAATCTCGAACATTTGCATAATCCCAATCAGTACAATTTGTTAGAGCTGCACCTTCTCTTGCTCCTAAAATACTATACATTCCATTTTCTACATCAGCACCAACACTACACCATACTAGTAATCGATGGTGATTTTGCCACCAAATTTTCTTGATGTCGTCAACCCTAGATCCTTGGTCTAGTGACATCTTTACACCTTCGCGGAAGCCTGCTCTCCATGCTTGGAATGGACTTCCGTTAGTATAACTTTCACTGTAGTTATCATTAAACTGATAATATTTGTCATCAAAGCAAAACTCTACTTTACCTTTAATATCATCTGGATCTGAGTTTTCGTGTGTACGCATATTGTTGACAAAGTTACGTGTCCACAACTTAAGGCCGCCGTTTCCATATCGCAAGCCGTTAACAAACACACTTCCGCACCAACTGAATACGTGGTCTGGTGTGAGTCCTAGTTCGTCTAGGTCAATTTCTACATTTAAAAATTCAGGATCGATAATGTTGTCCGCATCAACAGTAACAAAGTATTCCGTATCACTTAGCGCTGCACAGGCTTTATGCGCTGCGTCACTTCCTTTAACTCCGTGAACACGTTTTGCCCAAGGCACTTTTGAGCACAAATCTGAGTAATTTTTTTCAGCGTTAGGCTCGTCGTAACTTAAAAATATAATGTCTTGTTCAATTATTTTAATCTTGGTCATTTATTACTAGTCCGTATGAATCAAAAAATCGTCTAGTGCTAACTGATAAAGAGGAAATATCTTGTTCCATTTTACTAATAAAGGGCACTGACAACTTATCTAATTGTACAAGAGATGCTAGATCAATGTCAATGGTTCTTACTAAAAAGTTGGCATTTGATTCTTTGCTAACAAAGAACAATAGCTTAGTGCTCACACCCATTTCTAACAATTGAGACTTATGTTCTGGATTAATCGAAAAGTTCCAACAATTATCTTTTTGATTCCATTCAATTAACATCAAAGTATGTTCGCTAGCTACTTCGTCAACTAGTATTAAAAAATTAGTGTTTGTGCCTGCATCTTGCGTTTTCTTAACGATAGATAGCGTGTCTTTGTCAACTAATGATACTTTGTAGTCGATGTAGTTTTCTTTGCCTTCTAAAAACTTTGAAACTCGATTATACTCGACTTCGATAAAGTTCTGTACCTTAGTAGTATCTTTTTCGTTAGAAATTAATGCGATGCTGCCATCTGTCTCAAAGTAAACATAGTACAGGTTAGAAAAAGATGTATAGGCAATTGCCTCGGCGATCTGCTCATCCGATAACGTTTCAATTTCTTCTATCATTTTTCTAACCTCTGTTCAAGTTGAGATATTAAGCTATCATTTAAAAAGTCTTTTTCAACATAGTGGAACAAGAATCGTTGCCTAATATTGCCAACGAACATTTCCCCGTCGGTTGTTAACCGATGCTGAACAAAACCTTGCCAAGTACTGGGAACTGGCTTAATACCTTGGATTGCTGTTTTCATGTGTACAAACTCTAACGGCGATGCGTTATCAATCACTACATCTTCGATCCCCATAATTGATATAGCAATCGCTGTGGCCAAATCAATGCTTAACCATTTTTGTGAAAGTTTAGGGCAATATAACTTATAACACTCTTCCCAGTTTTTAACTACAAATTCTAACGTTCTATAAAATTCGTATGCTAACTGTGACTTTTTAAAATAGTGTAGTGCAACGTATGGGTTAGACAGATTATTTTCTACAAATGTCCTACGTTGAATCATATCTTTTTCTACTACTTCACCTTTGTAGTTTCTAACCTTAGAGCAAAACTTAAGATCACTTGCCGAACAATAATCCCACCAATCTGAAATATCGTGTAGCATTAACATGTCTGTATCTAGTACTATCGTCTCTTCGTACGGGCTTGCATGATACAGCTTCCAACGATTTTCAATTTTCCAAAGAGGATTCTTAGCAAGGTCCCCCCATGGGATTTCAATTACTTGATCAAATGCTTTTCTATATTCATCAGGAACAACTGCATCAGTAACTACAGAAATATTAGTTACTTCTGCTTGAGTAGCTTTAATACTCAACGCTAGAGCGTATGCTTGCTTTAAGTAATTAACTGTTTCTGTATTCTGTGCAAATACTAAAAATCCTTTAGACACCTTGACCTCCATTAATTACACGTAACAGGCTTTCTTTATTCATCACATGCACATCTAAGCCTGTTGTCTTAGCTAGAGTATATTCACCGTGATGCCCTTCTTTTTCTACAAGGAATTGCATTTTGTCTTCAGCCAGTTTAACTAAAAAGTCTCGGTCAAGAATGTAAGTCATATTGCCGGGCAATGGCATGGCAAAGTCAGCATCTATCTGGCTATTCATGATATGTATAGCTATACTAAAGGCAAAGTCGTTCCTAAATGCCTTTGTTTCGATAGAATATAATAACTTGTAATATGCCCAGTTTTCTTTAATATGCTGGATTAAGGTAAAGAACGATTCGTTGACTTTGTCCTTAGTAAAAACAAATGCGGTTGCCCAGTAAAACGGAATTGAATACTGATTTAGTCTTTCAAAACTACTAGTATCTCTCCAGCCTGCTAGATCAAAACTGTGTTGATAAATCTGAAAAGAGTGGTCATTAAGAAACGCACCTTTTAACACAGAAGAGTTAATAATATAATCGCTATCGACAACCAATGTCTTATCATACGGTGTTAGTTCGTATGCCTGATATCTAGAAAAGTTTCTCCACTCTAAGTTTTTAGAAGACATTGTACCGTCAAAAAACTTTTTAGTCTGTGTCCCAACATTGTCAATAGTAATGACTTTGTCAAAGGTTTTTTCTAGGTCTACATACGCTATGTCCGTAACTAGCGATACTGGGATACCTAAATGTTTTTTAATTTGATTTGCGCAAAATACAGCTAAAGATATGTAATCAACCGCTGAGTTGTTATGCGCAAAAATTAATGCGCCATGTGTCATAGGTCAACAATATTAGTTAATTTGCGATTAGTTTTAATTTGAGAAATTTTTGCAGCGTACTCGTTTGCAGCTTCGAAGTAAACATGCACAATGTCGGCTAAGAATTTAGAAACATCTTCCACAATGACTGGCAATTGATTGTCATCGATAAACACTACATCGCTTGTGTGTCCTGCGTCAATTACGGTTTTTGTAAAAGCAATCAATTCCTTACCAACTTTAAATGTTCCACCATTTACGTAGTACATTAGTTTTTGGTTAAACTCTTCCTTAACAATCCTTTTCTGATTTGACAAGGTTGCCATGTAATTGGCTGTTTCAAATGCTTTTTCTAAACGTTCGTCCATAGATAATCCTACCTGATAATTTATCAAGTAGTTATCTTTTTAACGTGCTAGGGAGATTAGATTCCGGTTTGGCTTACAGAAGGTGCGCCAACTGAAACGTTTGAGCCAGTAGCTCTAATAATTTGAACTGTGTTAGTCAAAGTACCATCGACGTTTTCGTCTTCAGCTGGGCCAACACCAGTTTGGTCACCGGTGTCATCGTCTCTGTATTGTACTGTAAATACAATTTGGTTTCCGCTGCCTGCTAAACGAGCATAGATGTAGTAATCGTTTTCAGCATAGACACCTGCTGGTGCTGGTTTCCAATATATTACCTGATCACTATATGTAAGATCATAAAACCCTAAGCCATATGTAGAACCAGGACTAGAACCACTAGATGCGGTGGTTGTATGATCCATGTAAATAGTACCAGATTGATCTAACATTGTAGTCCAGGTATTATTTTTTGAGCTGCCAGAACCACCACTTCTTGACGAAGTAATCATGAACTGACCGCCGCTATTAAAAAAGTATCTAGCTTGGTCTGCACTACTAAAAGTTACAGTAACAACGTTGTTTAATGTGCCGTTCCAAGCAGCTGTTCGTTGTGCTGTAGCAACTGTTTCAACGGTACGTTGGTTTGTTGCTACGGCAAATCGATCAGTGTTAATTTGATTTGCGTAATTAGAATATTGTAATCTTAATGCTTCTGTAATTACTGTAGAAGTATTAGGTAAGGATAAACTACCTTGCTCGTCAACACCTGTTTGATGTTGTCTAGCTTTAATTAGATCGTTACGGAGTCTTAGCCAATTGTCTAATAATATTCTCTCACCGATTGCAACCTGAGGTGCGGTGGTATCCTGACCATAGCCAGTGTTACCGCTACCGCTACCTAAAACACTGACGATTAAATTTCGAATGCCGTTATAATCTAGTGCCGCTATTAATGTACCTTGGCCTGCCATATTTTGTCCTATATTACAATATTACTGATTCTACTAATTTAATGCCGGTATCGCTATTAGATTCTAATGCGATTGCAAACACATCATTAGCATGAGGGACTGCAGGAACTGCTGTACCGTCGTTGCCGGCAATCAATCTATCACCTTTTCTAACAGCACCAGATACTCTGACAGGAATTCTTCCCTTTAAAGCTATATATGTTCCGCCTTCTAATTCGCTGTTCATCTTGAACGCAGGATTAGCAGAAACAGCACCAATTGCACGTTGACCCCATGAGCTAGCTGTGACTTCTTTTTCGCCGCCTACTACAACTACTGTACCAATTTCATAGTCTTTGTCTGCAAGGTATTTTTCTGCCAAGTCAGCATATCTAGCTGAAGTAGCTGTACCGTGGAACACGTTTGCATACAGATCACTGCTACCATCTCTTACAGCAATAGTATTTGGGCTAGAAGCAGAGCTTCCAGATCTAGCTGATCCAGATACTACAATAGTATCTGCTTGGGATGCTACCCCTTCAAATCTAGTAGCATACACTGTTTTGAATCGTGTGCCGCTAGTTCCAAGATCAGATACGTTATGCTCACCTGTTTCAATATTTAAGCCAACAATTTTTATAGGTGTCTTGATCTGAGATAATACTGTTGACTGGAATAATATTGTACTACCAGAAGATTGGATAACTGGATTTGAATCAATATTTTTATAAATGCGCAGGCTACCAGATGGATAACCAAAAACTAATTCAGAGTTATCAAGTAATGTAACAGTACCCGATAACGACGGACTAGTTGATCTAACATAGTTTGATGCATCAATACCGCCTAACTTGATAGAGTTCGTTGCTGTTCCCCAGAAGTTAACGCCGGCAATTGTGTCGCTAACACCAGTGTCACCATCGGTGTTAGATAAAGTAATACCTTTGTGAATCTTTGTAAATCCGTCAATTTGATTTACTGGATCAGTTGTAGGTAATGTAAATACTGGATCTGAACTAATTACAAATACTGTTTGTCCGTTAGACTTTGCTTCAATAACAGCATGAGAGATATTATTAATATCTCGAATACTACGAGATACCATTTGTGTAGTATTTGCGCCGATAACTGACTGTGGGCCAATTAGCGTAAATCCTTCGCCGTTATAGGCGTATAACTGTTGCTTTGCAGAATCCCACCAGAAGTCACCGAGTGTTAAGCCTGTAGGTTCAGTTGGGCCAACTTCTGCGCCACCTGTAGTACGGAACTTAGAACCGTCAAAGAATTTTAATTTTTTGGTGCCCGAATCGTACCAAATTTGCCCCGAAATCGCTCTTGGGGGCTGTGTAGGGTTAGCAAAATTCTCTAGCAAAAACAAAAAGTTTTCGTTTTGAATTTCACCGTAACCGGCATAGTTTTTACCGATTAGTTTAATATCAAGAGTGCTGTCAATAGTGCCATCGGCTACTACAGTAACTTGCGCTCCGTTATATTTGTTGATGGTATATGGCATCTCTCTTATTCCTTGTTCCTAGTATTTATGCTATTTTGGTTAGTTGTTTTCATAGCTGTTAGATAGTCTCGTCAGCTTCAAACTGCCAACCTAAACTTTCAATGATAATGTATCGCTTTGCATATCCTAAATTTGTAGCATAAACCCTGCATATTGTGCCTGTATCGTGTTCTGAAACAGGGAAAATCTTGGAAACAATGTTTGCTACAGTTGCATTATCAAGCCCTGTAGTATCAAATGCTGTGCCTAAAGGTACAGATCTTACACTAGAGTTAAGAGTTTGTAAATTTACAGCATCAGTCGAGTTTTCTGGGTTACCAAGGTTGGTTATTTTCGAGTTGCTTACGCTAACTGATCCACTACCTTTAGGTGCTAGGATCACAGCACCGTCTGCTTCTAAAGCATTAAAACTAATAATATTGCCGTCGATCTTAATGCTGTCTACTTGAAGTGATTGTAATGTACCAATACTTTCAAGCCCTGGGGCACTTGTTACGCTAAATCCCAAAGATGAATAAGATAGTACGTCAATGTTGTTGATCTTATACGTCTTGCCTGCACTAATATTGAAGTTTTCAGACGACGACCAGCTTTCAGAACCTAATTGCCAAGTTAATAACTTATCACCGTCTGTACCACCTTCTACTAAGATGCCACCACCGTCAGCTGTAGTGTTACTAGGAGAATCAGTTTTTCCTAATTCAATCAATTTGTCTTCAATTTGAAGATTTGTTGTATTAACTGTAGTTAGTTCACCTTTAACTGTTAAGCTACCTTCAATAATTGCATCGCCATTAGCGTGTAAAGTTGCTAAAGGTAAATCCGTATTAATACCAACTCGCTGAGTAGATGCAATTAAAGATAATGTAGGCTTATAACCTGGATCGGTTGTTCTAGTCTTAAAGTAAAAATTTTGTCCCGAGTTGTTAGCAACAATGCTAAAACTTTCAGCGGTAACAATAACTTCGTTATTCTGACTTGGACCTAATAATAGTGGAACTGTATTTGTTAAAGATAACGATCCAGACAGTGACGGAGTTGGGTCATCGCTGAATAAAAATGTTTCTGCGGTTTTTAGCCCGCCTTGTGCATCAACAAGTGCATCTGCACGGGTAGCAACTACGTCAAACTTTAGTCCAGAAAGCGTACTAGCGGTAAATCCTTTTTGTATTTCTGTACCGAACCCCCCGAGTACATCAGCAGATGCCAAAGTAAACGATTCATTACTAAAGACTCCGAGTGGTACTTTACCGACTGACAAGTACGCAAGAGTTCGTACTGCATTGTTAACATCTACAACATCAATAATACTAAGTCCCGACTGTCCCTGCTGTTCAGTATAAATTGGACCTGCAAGGATTGTAGATACACCGTCGTTAAAGTATAATTGTTTTCTTAAACTGTCAATCCAAATCTCGCCCTGGCCAATTGTGCTAGGAACTGAATCAGAAACAATCGCTCCCCCACTGACTTTAAATCCAGAACCGTCATAGACTTTAAGTCTATTTTCGCTAGTATCAAACCATAATTGACCTTGGATTGGATTATTAGGTGCTGTTGTGTTGGAAAAGTTTTCTAACAGTCTTACAAAGTTTTCGTTGATAAACTCACCGTAAGTGCTAGCGTTTTTTCCAACTAAGGTAATATCCGTTGCTGTCTGATCGACTGTTCCGTCAACCACTTCTGTTAAAACAGTTCCGTCTGTTTTGTTTATAATGTAGCTCATTCCACAGCTCCGGTAAAGATAATGTAGTTAATAGTCAAGTAAGGGTTCATTGTGTTAAATGGCTGTCCAAGGTTGGTAGCCGATACCGCACCACTGTTAGGTAGACCGTAGCCTGTACCCGTGGATGGTAATCCAAATCCTTCAACTGCACTAGGATCAGCAGGTGCTGTTGGGGAGCCGGCTGCAAAATATTGTGCATTACCACTATACATGTTATGTTTGTGATCCGGTAAATTGCTTAATGTTAGAACTCTTTCTTCCGAACCAGACCCTTCACCAACGTTGTCAGCAATAGGACTTACTACTCTATTTGCAGGGCCGCCGCCTGCATTAACTAAAATTTGCTCGTTAGTGATACTAGGAACTGTAGTTCCGTTATCCATGTTATCACGGCCTAATGCAAATCTACCTCTTAAGTCAGGTAGACCAAACGTATTTTTACCAACAAACCCTGTTCTTTTATAAGTGTATCCAATGGCTTGGAATAACAAAGAATATGTCGCAATACTAACTTCACTACCGTCACACAGTAAGTAACCGTTTGGAATAGTAGTACCAGCGTACGGAAATATTGCTCCAACTGGCACTGTTGGAATATTAGAAATAAAGTTTTGTTTTGTAATCCTCTTCAAGCCACTATCAGCGCCAGATCTATAAACTAGTAACTGATCACCAGCAACTGATGTTGTTAATTGAGGCTTAGAAGTAATAATACCAGCGTTAATTGCGGTAGTAAATGTAACTGTACCAGTTTGTGTTTGGCCATCAAAGTCAAACCCGTCGCTAGTAACGTCGCCAGTCATGTTGAATCGTGTTGAGCTAGCTAATCTTGCTGCAGATCCAGTAATGTCGCCAGTTAACCCACCGTTAAATGTTCCTTGGAATGATCCAACAAAAGCCTGTGCATAGATATTTCTAAAAGATCTGTTAGGCGAACCGATGTCATACAAGTTGTTAGCAGAGTCAGAACCTGGAGTTATTACTGTTCCAGCAACAGGCTCGCTGTTGATGTTAAGATTGTTAACTACTATTTGATTGTAGGTTGATAAAGTTCCACCAACTTGCAACTGTTTAGCAATACCGAGACCGCCTGCTGTCTTAATGCTACCAACTGTAGGCGATGTTGCATCAGTTGTGTCAGTTACTCGCATAGTGCCGTTCAGTAAAATATTTCCATCAACGTCTAATACTTCTTCAGGATTAGTGTTATTGATACCAAACCCTACCTTTCCGTCTGCATTAACATATATTGATGTAATATTTGTGCCAGCATTGTTTGTTTTAAGACTAATACTATGGCCGCTGTTCTTAGATTGCAAGTTTATTGTGTTGATTGCACTGTCTAACGAGATACTAAAACTTAAATCACTACCAACGTTAAGACCGCCGTTGTTTCTAATACTTAATGGCCAATTAGTTGTACTAGAAACATCACTTCTTAAAAAGTTTTCTGCTTTAATTGCAGCGCCTGCAACATTTAATGCATCAGATGTGCTGGCTGTACCCCAGAATTTTGTAGGTGCTGTATCGCTGGTAGCATCAACTGAACTTAAATTGACACCTTGGTTTATTGTTGTAAACCCAGCAATAACTGACTTTGGTGTAAATGCGTCTTTGCTGATTATTGCGATCCTGTAATTCTGTGAATACATAGAAATAACAGGGTGATACTGATCGTTTGTATCTACAATGGTTTCAACTTCTGGGCCTGTTTTTGCACCAGAACTAAATTGTGGACCAACTAAGATCCAGTTAGAACCAGAAAATAGATATAACTGTAAAGTTTCTGTATTAACCCACAAGTCGCCTTTAATACTATTACTAGCTAACGGCGCTGACGTGTCCTTTTTTAGCGATCCTGCCGCGGTCCAATTGGTGCCGTCGAATACCTTTAGTAAGTTTACGCCTGCGGTATTATCATACCATAGCTGACCTTGTACTGGATTTAGCGGCCCGGGTTGTGGGCCAGCAAAGTTTTCAAGTAAGTGTAAAAAGTTTTCTGCAACAACAGGACCGTATCCTGAGTAATTTTTACCCGGAAATGTTATACTTGTCTCATTGTTTAATGTTTGGTCTGCTACTGTAATTGCTGGTTTAGCAGGATTAGTAGTTTCAGTGAATTTGACTTGATATGACATTCAATTACACTCCTGCTAAGCCAGTTAAGCTCTGGATTCGTACAGTATAGTCAACCTGAATTAGTCTGTTCAGTGACTTTTGCACAGGGTGAAATACTACGTGAGTTAGTAATAGACTTTGGCCTGTTGAACTATAAGACTTTAACCCAAGTTCATCAAACACATAGGCGCTTTCGTTGTTATTTGTATTATCGTAAGCTGTTTGATTGCTAGGCTCACCGTAGTCTAGTAAACAAGTAATAAAGACATCAGTATAATTTGTACCAGTTACGTGTCTAGTTTCAACAAAATTCCTAGTTGGATCAATATTATTGCTAGAACGATCATCAACAACTTTAGCATAAGTTTGATTGTACAAACTAGCATTGGACCCAGAACTGTTTGGAGTTAGGTACGTGATAATACCTGTTGGATCAACAGCGGTTCCGCCGTTACCAAATGCCATTTCATAAATGAAACCCTGGCCGCTGTTAGCAATACTTTGTGCTAATGCAATACTCATATTTTCATAGTGAATTGCATTACGCTTATCAACAAAAACTTCTGCCGATAAGGGGTCATGGATCTTAATATGACCCTCAATATGTACGCCTGTCATGTCTTTACTTTGCATAGTAATCTCTCTTTATCTTTTATATTTATCAAGCCCTATTATCTGATAGTTTAATAGAGCGTTAGCCCTTAAAGTCCACGTACCAGATACCAGATTCTGCCCTTAAAAACTCCCCTATTTTAGTTTGATCAGTAGTTAAATCAGCTGTGTTGTCCCAGACAATACCTTTTCTCTTTACAACTGTTACTCTTGTTCCAACTTTTAATGGGTGTGTTAGTCTAATCTGATTAGAAGTTCCGCTAACGGCAAACTCTGCGTCTAGCTGGATATCGCCCTCTGGACTTTCGCTGTGAACCGACACATCATGTACCTTATACGGATGCTTCTTTAGTCTAATATTTCCAACAAAGAACTGCCATTTTGCAGAATCTGCACTAAACTTTGCCGAACTAGTATGAGAAGTTAGACATTTATAAGCATAGCTTCCATGTACTACAATTATACCAGCTGCGTAGCTAACGTTTGGTGCCCAGTCGGCTGTTACTTCGTATCCGCCAACAAATACTTCAATGTCGTCTGCTTGGACATAATCTACTGGGAAGTCAGATGTATAACCATCTGCAATCCAATCGCTAACTTTTGTCACACTGTGGCCGTTAGCAATTACATCAGCCATCGGTGTAAACTTTAAATTAAGTGTAGTCGATCCTGTTGAAATCACTTGTTCAATACTCTCTTCTTCAGAGTAAGGAATTGTTTCTGAAGATCCAATGTCCTGTACGTATGTTCCAACATCATAGTAAGATCTAGCACCAGTACCTAGTGTGCTTCTACGAAGTTGTCCTAGGATATTTCCGTTCTTACTAAAGTATTCGATGCGCTCACCGGCAATTTCAATAATGCCAGGACGATTCAACAAAGGATTTGGTTCGTCAAAGTTTGATGCATCATCAACTTCAATTGTGATATCAGTTTGTGCTAGTCCTTTAGATAATTTAGCTCTCTTAGACATGCTTAGTCGTTTAAAGTGTACACGATTTAGCATATCTTTAAACTGCATATAGGCAATATTTGTTTGCGATACCTGATTGCTAAATGTTATTACTGTAAACTGATCATCAGCTTCTGGGTTATAAGCCAACTTGACGCTGTTTTTGTCGTCTGTAATTCTATAATCAACGCCCGGTGTTAACAATGTTCCGTTCTTAGTGACCCAAACATAGCTATCGCCAAGGACTGATCGTGTTAGCTGTAAGATGCCGCCTGCAACTTCTTTATAAGCATAGTACTCTAATGTATCAGCAACAAACGCAACGTCAGATGTTACATTAATATCAGTTCTTCTTACATCGAGAATATCGTGCTTATAAGAAGAAATAACTTCTACAACTTCAGTCGGTGCGTTGACGAATTGAATTCTTGCACCAAATCCGCCCGCTGGTGGCAAATAAGTATATTCCTGTTCTTGGATTATGCTCACTACAAGCTGTTGGCCTGAGTACTTCTGATAAGTTTTCCTATTAATCTTAACTGTAATACCGCTTAAATCGATAGTATAATCTAAACCAATAACAAGTTTAGTTCCGGCTGCTATTACAACAATATTATCAACTTCAACGGAAAACGGCGATGCCTTAGTTGCATCAATAGCATAGTTTAATCTATTGCTGCCGATTGTAAAGTAGCTATTGTTGGCTGCTTTAAGAATCTGTTGTCCTACTCTAACAATCATATTTGTTTCAATTGGAGTAGCATTGCCTACAACGTTTTCTAAGTTGTAGATAGTTTCGCCTGTTGGTTCAATCTTTTCTGTCTTAGTAATAGCAAATGTCTGTTCAGCACCCGCAACTATTACAAAATTAATCACTGAACCTTCGACAATTTCTCCACCAAAGCGTAGGCCAATTCTCTTAGAACTAGAGTACGAACTATCAGTTTCAAACACTTCTGGTGTAGCTGGTAGTCCGTCAATGTAAACTAACGATGTGAACGAATCAGTCCACGGAGCTTTAGTTACAAACTCCGACGTTACTCCGTCTGCTACAAAATAGTCAATATCTAAAATGTTAGATCCGTTAAATCCAAAACTAAACACAGATACTACATCACCAACAGCTGGCGCTACTAGTAATTCAACTGTTTGCGCTACATAGTCAACAACGTACTCGTCAACTTGTGTTAGAACGGTAGTACCATTTCCATTAGTGATTTTTACTACTACAGCTTGTGGGCTATTAGGAGTTTGTGAAATTGCATATAGTCTATTAGAACCATCAGCAACGTAAGTATCAACTTTAATAGCAGCCGAGCTGTACAGCGGACGCTCGTACACTTTAATTGCTAACGCATCAACCACTTGTCCAGGAACAACTTCTTCAGGTGCAGGACTTGTAGTCGGTGTTACTAAGCCGTCACCGTCAACAATGATGTCTTCGGCACGCAGACCGCTTGCGGTTGTGTACGCTAAGTTTCCACCTTGCAACGATGTATCATAATCATCGTTTGCAGGAGTAATTGATCCGTCACTTGTACTCTTTCTTAAGATAAACTGATCGCTTGCACCAACTGTTACCGAGTCTGAGATTGAAACAAACTGAGTAGTACCATCTGCTACACCGTTGTTTGATGGATCAACGTATGTTGTACCAAAGTGTACTAGTGATTGTTCAATGCGAACTGGACGTAATAGCGAAGTAATCTTAATTACGCTGTTTGCTTCGATTGGATTTTCAAACACAATCGTTGTAAACAAGTCGGCATTGTAGTCAACGTTTTCAGTTAGAGTTCTAGTAAACTTAATAGTAGTGCTTGCACTAATATCTGAAAGTACTACTTGGTCTACTTTAACTGAAGTTGCGCTAACAATTTCTGTTACTGTAGTGTTAGCATTAAACTTATCTAATATGTCGCAAGTAACAATGTCACCAACTGAGATAGTAGTTGTGTTGTCAACAGTTAATATCAAGGAGCCGGCAACAATAGTTCTAGTAGTAGAAACTGGTTTTGTTACTGTGATGTGTAATCCACTGTTGTACTCTGGGAATACGTATTCAACATCTGTACCGTTAGATACATATTCTTGTGATAGTAATACAGAATGATAAACGTTAATCTCTGTTCCAACTTCTGGGACATATGGTAGTCTAAATTGGTGTGCTCCGGCATCTACTGTTGTGATAAAATCATCAAACAATGCATCAAAGCTATCCCACTTATCTGAGAAGTATGGTAGGCTGTCCCAACCTTGGCCAACATCAAACCCGATGCCGTCTACAATAACGCCACCGTAGTCAATACCTGTCATTAATTGAGACAGGTCTTTACCAACATAACCAGACTCTGGATTATAGTAGAACTGGATTCTATCAGCACTATTAAGTAATGACCAATCTTTTAGATAGGTAACTACTATGGTTTCTCCCTTTAACGGAGCGGTATCAAATGTAATTGATCCAGCATACGCGGTGTATCCACGTGATGTTGATTTTGTAATCTTTAAAGTGTAATCACTTCTTAATACATCAACACCTGCAACTGTTACTGACGAGTTACCTACTTTAATGTCTGGGGCCCATTGTAATGGCCACTGAACTCGAGTACCGGTTCCAACAAATGTCTCAGTGTGCTCTAGTTCTGTTATGAAGTACGACTTAGTTATTCTATCAAACTTCATTTTAATTAAATTAGATCGAACAACACTATTGCCAATGATAGCAACGGCTTTTGCTGAAGATCCTTCTGGAAGGATACCGCCTTCAATTAATACTGTGGGCGCTTTTAAATAGCCCTTGCCTGGAGATAGTAACACTACTCGATTAACTTTACCGTTTGAGATAAATGCTCGAGCGGTTGCTGGCTCTGTGCATGATCCAACAAATCTGATAACTGGTTCAGTAATATACTGAGAGCCGTTGTCAATAATTCTTAATTCAGTCACTTCGAATCCAACATTATCTAACCAGTGCTTCCACGGATAGCTAGTAATTAGTGCATTGTCTGCCTGTATAGCATCGTTAACTACTGAGGTTGTGATTACTCCTAGGCTATTATTTTCAAAAATAGGTTGTAAGTCAAAGTCAGTCACTGACGAACGACTAGTCTCTAATTCAGTATAAGAGCTTACATACTCTCTTACTTTTGTTCTATAAGGCTTAACTTCGGCAACATAAGCTTCAAAGTCACTAAGATTGTCGTTGTTATAGGTAACATCTTGTCTTAGATCACCAACATTATGTTGTGCTTTAACAAAACTAGTCTTAAAGATCCAGTCAACATACCCTTGCTCGCTAAGTGCATAACGCACAGAACCAAAGAACAACTCTAAATAAGTTTCCTTCAAGGTGTCAGTTAATACGCTATTCTTCAATGCGTTGAGAATATTTCTCAACTCTTTAGAAGCAGAGTTATCAAACACACTGCCGTCATATAACGAACCGTCGTAACCATACGATGTGTCGCTAAACGAATATAAGCTAGACTTTAGTTGTAAAGTACCGTTCTGGCTACCAACAACCGTATAACTTTGTGTCCAATCAATTGAAGAAGAATCTTGATACTTCTTCAATAGTACCCAGTACCCGTTATTGTTAGTTTTAACTTTAACTAGTTGGTTGACCTTAGGGGTAACTAAATTTAAACCGCTGAATGTATCTACTACATGATCAATTGCTGTAAACTGATTGTAGCCAGTAGCATACCAATCAACATACTCCCAGTACCTACGAGTATCAAACGCTTGTGATCTAGATCTAGACCAAGTTAGTGTTGACGGGTCGTATGAGTAAATGCTCCAAGCATCTAGCGCCTGCGTATCGGTATGCACTAAAACAGAATAATCTCTGATTAATAAAGTAGTAGAGCTAGTGTATCCCTTACCTTTAGATAAAACTTCAGCGCCAATTAGTTGACCTCTTGTGTTGATTTGTGCTCTAATCTTTGCGCCAGTGCCTGCACCTACAATAGTAAAGTACGGCGCTGTTACGTAGCCAGAACCTGCGCCAATAATATCAACTCCAGTAATTTCACCATTCTCAATAATTGGTGCTATTTCTGGACGGCGGAAGGATCCAACACTTGCAAATCGTAATTCTAAATCTGAGTCAAGGACTGCATCGTATAGACCAGTAGTGTTGTTAGGTTCTGGATCGTAAGATTCAAATAATGATAAGTCCTTCTGATTTGTAATCTGGTTATCTTTTAGAACCAAGTTGACTTGTTCGACAAATTGCTTTAGTGCCTCAAAGCGATTTATAAACATACTTTGACGAGGTCTAAATTCGATACCGTATCTTAATTTAGGCGGTAGACTCATGTCTGGTACTAGTCTGTCATTAAAGTCTTTTCCGCAAAGACTGTCGTACCATTTATCTTCAATTCGTGTAGGAATTATTGTATTAATGTTGTTACTGATTAACTTCCATTCAGTGTGAATATTTTGATTAGTGTTCTCAGTAGTCCAATATTCTATAGACAAGACGACATCTTTATCTTCAAGAATTGGCTTAGCATTTACTAGTGTAAATGAATTTGTTCCTGTTAGTGCTAGATATCGGTAGCCTTCACCTCGTGGGTTTGAGATTAAGTCAGCAACATCCTGTCCCGACAGCTTTCTATCAGGTACTGCTGGAATAGTTTTCTTGTTCTTAACCCAGTAATAGTAAGTGTATTTTTTTGTCTTACTAACGTTATCGTATTTTACTTCATAACTGTAAGCAGAATCACCGTACAACGATGTTCCGCTAATACCTAATGCAATGCCTGCTTCAGTATCAGCCTGTTCATCCCAAGCAGATGGTTTTAATGTAGATTCTACCCATTCGTACACATCGATAGACGATCCAGGGAACAATGTGTTCCATGTACTATTTCGGTAAACAATATCTGCATCATAGCTATTAATAAACTTAGCGGTTCTTAAATCCCACCATAGTCTACCAACTTGTGCTTTGGTCCATGCCATACCGTTATCAATGTTTACTGTAGCATCAGGTGTTACATTATTAAGTGGTGTACAGTATGTTGCAGGATCGTAGAAAGTTTTATACTTGAGTTCTTGCTCAGCAAGGCCTGCAATCTTTCCTTGAGAAGAATCGATTACATCTAAATATGAAAGTAGCTTGCTAGTGCGTCTGTTGTAAAGGAAGACCGACTTAATCTTTTCTAAATTAGGATGATCAATTTCTTTATGAATTTTTGTCCAGCTGTATGTTTCTACGCTTTGTTTGTTAAACTCATATACACGGCCTGCATTTGTATAGGATGTATCGCTTAACGGAGCAGAAGCAACTACAATATTAGCAGCAACATCAATTGCTGTACCAAAACTTGCATCAGAAACTGTTGCTAAGTCTAGGCTTTCACTATAGATCCAGCGTGTATCATATCTGTCGTATATATCAATTCGCTTACCAGAAGCACTTGCGGTATCGTTGCCGTAGACTACCAATGTCTTAGAATCGTTCATGAAGAACACTTTTGAGCCAAAGTCGCCGTCTTCTGCTGGATGTACGTTTCTAATATCTTGTTCAAGATTATATGCTGATGTACTAATCTTAAATACGCCAACCCATCCTTGATTTGCAGGATCTAAGCCTGTGTAATCTTTAGATGTTAGTGCAATAAATTCACCAGTAGAAGATACTGATACAGACTCACCATAAGATACGCCAGCTTCAAGATTTATTGCAAAGCTATTAAATTTTCCTTGAGTATCTTTTCTATAGACAGAAACTTGCCCTACTGCAGACGCGGTTGTTATTACTAGTGTAGATTCGTCTTTGCTTAACTTAATTTCTTTACCAAACTCGGCACCTGATGGCAACGACTTTTCGTAGTAGACCGCTACGCTGTTTTCTCTAGAGTATGACCAGCGTGTAACCTTAAAGGAAATTTGCCCCGAAGGCGTAACTGTTGGAGCAGAACTTAATGTTATTTTCTTTCCTACAGTATCAATATTTTCAATAACTTGCCCTGTGAGGCCAACTCCGTATGCTGCCATACCTACTGCCAATCCAGTAACACTTTGGAGGGCGATAGTAGTACCAGAGCTTCCGTTAGGGTTGTATGATGTTACTGCAACCGTATCAGTTTGATAGTTCACTTGGTAAACTCTACCAGTCGAAGAGTTCTTACCGATAGCGCCAATGAATAGTGTGTCGGTTCCAAACTCTAAAGAAGAACCAAACTTTTCATTAGCCGCTGGGTATGGACTAGTGAAACTGTGTACTACTGAATAGTTGTTACTAGAATCTTTCTTAAGAATTGTAACTACTCCTTGCTGTGCAAGTGCAGAGTTAGTGCCAGTCTCGGTATTGACTAGGTATAAAGGATCACTGCTAGGTTGAGTTGCTGTGGCAATATTGCTGGCAAGCGGACTGCCTAACGCTAACCAAGTACCATCTGGAGACATTGCTACAACAGAGTGTGTTACACTGTCGCTGTTAGGGTTTCCAAATACAATATCAGTCTTTGCATAATCAATTCGAGGTAAAGTCTGTCTATGAGTCCACGGCAATGTAGGAACTGGACGATCGTGTATTGTTACTTGGCCAACATCAGTAGCCACAGCCATTAAAGATCCAGATACATTAATAGAAATAGCGCGGCCAAATAGCTGATTGTTAGCTGGTTCAGGCGCAGAAATTTCTCCGGTATTATAAACAGGGTTGTATTCCCAAGTTCCCCACTTACCTTCTATATCAGAGTCTGTCCATAACAATTCACCTACTTGTAGATCTGCAGGTATTACATCCTCAGCATCGTCAATTGTATTAGCACGTTGAGATACTAACTTATAAATTTCTACGCTAGCAGATTCTGTAAACGGATCAGTCCATGGCGAAACTTCCTTAGATACAACAAATGTGTTAGTGGCTACAGACACTACTTTAGCAAATCCGCTGATTGATGCTACTCCGGTAATACCGATGTAATTCCCTGCTACAAAATCAATAACGTCGTCTGCACAAGTAAATGTAATTTGTTTAAGGCTTGTACTGTATGTTGCATTTGTAATTTGGATTGATGTAGGTGAATATCTATATACATTCCACGACTGGCCTTCAAAACCAACCCAAACGTAGCTGCCTACAGAGTAGTTGCTAATAGACTCATTTGCAATTTCATCTATTGTAGTCAACACAGAAGTAACTTCATCTTCACGAACATGTCCAGGATTTCTTAAGAACAGCTTCGGAGTGTTGTTAATAGGCCATGGGTTATTATTATAACCTAACGGCTTTAAGTAAACATCGTTAAGTGTTTGACGAGAAATAAAGTCAACTACGTTTGTATCAATTTTATCAACTAACTCAAATCCTTGAGGGTTACTCTTAAATTCAGCTTCGTCTAAGATAAATTCAATATTTTCAAAAGCTGCGTTAGCACCGTACTGGCCGACACGTACTGCCCATTCTTCGTAAAAGTCTAAACTTTCTTGTCCGTCTACACTTAACACATCGAACAGTTTGTTGAATACGTTTTGAGTGCCTTTCTCAATAATCATACCTTGATAGAACTTAAACTCGCTAACATCGTCTTTAATAATGTTAGAGAGATACTGGCGACGTTGATAGCCAACTAGATGTTGAGCCATTTTTTGTTGACCTAGATCAAAGTTGTCGCTATCTAAACTATAGAAGTCAGTAAACTGTTCCGCCTTGTATGTCCAGTTTGGTAGAAGACGTTCTGTTGGTTTTTCTTCTAGTCTAATCCACTCGTTTGCAACAAATTCGTTTGAACCAACAATAAAAGATTTAGCTGTATAGTAAAATTCTTTGTGTTTAACAATATCGCCTAACGCATAGTCGGCCCAAGGTGTCCAGTCTGCTATCTTTGCTTGATCAAAGATAAATCCTGGAGCATCAAATGCTCCGTACCAACCTGTAGTAACATAACCAGATACTTTAATTCTCTCTTGTCTGTAACCACTTTCTGGATTATAAATTGTATCGTTAAAAAGTGTAGAGTTGTTAAACACAACTACATGTTCTTTCTGTATTAGATGAAACGTAGCAGCATAAATGCCGTCAGTAGTTGCAGGAGAGTACTCTACTAGGTTTTCGTTTCTATAAGAATTTAACGAGTTAGGCGGAATTGGCGTTCCGTCAACTTTAAAAATTTCGTATGCATAGAACGGATTAATAATGTCGTCTGGAATAGACAATGGTGCATTGAAGGTTAACTTATTAGCAGAAGGACTCAAAGAAATTACAGAGCTGCCTACGCTGCTAAGACCATCTAACTTGACAAAGTCTTCTTCTCGGAAGACAGGGTCTGCAGAAACTTTTCTTATAGCTCTATAGTAGTCTCCGTTGTATCGAACAATAGCTCCGAACTCAGTAGCAACTGTAGGATCCCATTCTTGCCACTTGTCTTGGCCGCTAGACCAATTCTGTGTAGTCCAGAATAAGAATTCTTTCGCACTAGTTTCCCAGTTAGTTACTTGCGATAATGGAACATTAAAGTCGTCAAATACAAATCCCTGGTCTTTTAACCACTCGCCGTACCCTGTTAAGAAGTCCACCACTTCTTGTACAGTCCTAAACTTAGTGCCGTATGGTACATCAATTGCTTCAGTTCTATCCCATGCTTTTCTAAGAACAGCATTCTTTCCGCCGACGATAGGCAACCCGCTTAGTGGCTGGTATAACTGTGCATCAAAGGTTCCGCTGGTAGTGTGCAAAGACTTAACTCTATAGTACTTGTTATTATAGTTAACTACTTTGTTAGCAGCGTATTGTTGCCCCGGTGTCCACAATACATACCCTTCAGATATACCGCCAACATTAATAGTAATGCCGGATTGTGTCCAAGCATAGTATTTGAAGTACGGTTGAACTCTGCTGTAGCCTTTTACTTCAAAGCCGTCAGATAGTTTTGTAACAATAACAGCACTGTATGTTATTTTTTTAATTGGAGAAGATGAACTTAATACAATATCATAGTCTTCTTGCGGAACAAACACACTGCCTGTAGATAAAGGAGACTTGCTATCTAATAACAAGTTAAACTTTTCTTTGCTAGTAAATGCGCCTAAACGATAGCTTAGTTGTCCGTTTATGTTCTTTAAATCTTCTACATAAACATCGTACGACTTTAGGTTATCGCTTAAAATATAATTAAGGATGTAGTTAACAATACCAGCGGTTTGTACGTTGTCAGTACTTGAGTATATGCTAGGCAAGATTAAATCTGATGGCCTAATTCTCAAGTTAGTATCTTTGTAAACAACTTGCCCTGCAAGGTTCCTGACAATTCTCGATCTATCAAATAATACACCAAACACCGATGCTGGCTTTAGTAACATTGCTGTAACTAATACACTGAAAGGATAGTGGCTGCTTCTTCTCCAAGCTGCTTCAATTGGGCTAACATCGCCGAATACAAAGTCGCCCGTGGTTGATTGTGTAATCACTCCAACTGACAAGTTTGCTAATAGCGGGCTGATTAAATTACCGTTTTCGTCAACTGGAATACAGTCTATTAAGAACGGTCTTACATATTGTTCTAGCTTAACTGGAGGGACTCCCGGCTCTCTAACCATGCCTTCGGCTAAGTCTTTCCACATTACTCGGTTGTCACTTGTGTACGGTGCTGGTCCATATACACTTTCCCACCATAGCGGCTGTTCAGTAAAGCCCAAGCACTCCCAAGGACAAATGTTAGGACGGTCAGTATCTAGCATCCAGCGATAGATACCTCTCCAATATCCCGGAGTTTCTCTGCCGTCAGGAGCACTGTGACCCCTATAGTTAAAAGTTAGAGGATTATTTCTATCAAAGCTCAATGGCTTTGTAAAGTCGTTGTTTACTAAACTTGTCCACTTGTAGAAGCTTGGTGCTAATACTTCGTTAAATTCTTTTAGACTATACTCTGTATCTCTAATGTATGATGGCACTATTGCATTAATATCAAACAACGAAGGATCATATTTTACCTTAATGTTGTTATAGATTCGTTTCTCTAACTCTAAAATTAACGCATCTCTAAAGTCAGCTGTGCCGTTTTCGTCGTACGTACCGTATGCAAGTACTTGGCTACCGTCATGGCCTTGGATCATCCATCGAGGTGTAATTAAGCTAGTATCTAAGTATAGCTTAGGTTCGTACTTAGGCCAGATACCTAACTTAGTAGGAGTCTCTGGAATGTAACATCCGTTTGTATTTTCGTATTCGTAAATTGTAACAATATCATTTTCTTCTAATGGTGCAGAAATTACTACGAATCCCTGGTCACTAAATGTATATTGTCTTTCGTAAAGAAGTTGAGTATCATTTACATAGACGTAAACAGCCTTTGTTGTCAATGTGTCTAAATTATAAACAGCTGACAGCGGATATGTTTTAATTCTGCCATCAATTACTTTAAAGTCGTTGCGAATATTAGCACTATATCCTACCATATCGCTAAAGTAGTATGCTGATGTAGTAGGTTTATCTTTGTTAATTTCTTGTAAAATTAAATTAACTTGTGTAACTGTATCAGTATCAACGCCAAGAGTGTTAGCAACGGCAACAAAATTTCTCTTAAATGCGTTGTACTGATCTCTTGCACTTTCAATAGATCTAATTACATTATTATTTTCAGATGTTAGATGATATAATGCAAGGCTTAATGGGCCGCTGTGCTGTACAAATTTAGTACCCAGAGTAGTAATGTTACCTAAGTCTCTAAGGTTACCAGGGCCTGGATATGCCCCAACAAATGCTGTAGCATTATCAACAATAGAGCCAACGTGATCAATTACTTCACCTAATGTAAAGTCCCCTAACGCATTGTTTAAAGGATTATTTTGTAAGTTAATTGGTATTTCGTAATGCCCGTTACTGTTAATTGATTGCTTTGCAAATGCTCTAATTGTTAGGACATCGTTAACTGAAATGTCAGTGTTAAGAACAACTTTTTTATATACCGGGCCGTCAACTACTGTCCAGTTTGATTTATCTAATCTTATACCATTGATGTAAACACGGACTTCTAAATCAGCAAGATCAGTGATATCGTCAAAAATATCAACGTCAAAGTTGTTAACCTTGTTAGTATTTTTATAAATTCGTAATGCTGCTTGCGTTCTTGTAACCGAAGACTTTTGCCAACCGTTTACATAGTTAACTGTATCAAGGTCAACTGTTTTTACTAGGTAACCTGTGCTAATTGTTTTGTTGATAACATTAGTAATTTCTTTGTACTGGAACGTATCAGTAACAGCATTAAAGTTAAAAACAATATCCCCAACGTTGTTAATATTCTTGTAGGATAGCGCAAATCCAAGAGTAGAATCAGCTGCTCCGTTGCCTACCTTATAAGAAAATACAGGGGTGCCGGCAAACGTTGAACCGTCATAAACAGAATAATCACCAAAACTAATACCGCTATCATCAACAACGTCAAATAACGGTTGCTGATTTAATTTAGTTTTTTGTTGCGCTACTAACCAATTATCACCGTCGAACCAATAGGTAACACCTTGGTTTTTCATACCTTGGCGTACAATCACTGACTGGTTCTTAAGTGGTTCATCTTCAAGTACTAGGTGTATTTGTCTGCTTCCCTCGTTTAGGTGTCTAACATCAATAAACTCTACTCTATAAATTTTATTTCTTACAAAAGAATCAGTATCAGCGGCAAATAAAATTCGCTGTCCTTGTACTACCTGGACACCGTCAATGTTATAGCCCAAGCTACCTTCAATAGTTGAAAATACATCTGTAGTAAATGTATCAATTAGATCAATATCATTAACCGCTACTTGACCAAAATTAAACAATTTCAAATCTGCTTCAAATTCGATAATAGGTCGTACAGCACGAGCGCTTTGGTCAACACTAGCAATTTTCTTATTAATTGTTGCGCTGGCTTCGATGACATCTTTATGGAACCATCTGTTATAACGACTCCACGGATTTCTATCTTTACTTGCTCGGTTAACTACGATATAATCAGACTTGCCAGCAAAGCTAGTTGCATCGCTAAATGGCATATTATCAAACGGTGTTGTATCAAACAACACAGCTTCTGAATCTGTATAAGCACTGATAATTTCTAAAGTGGCTGCTGAAACTAATTTAATTCCGGTTCCAACGCCTTCAACATAATATTGCCCGCTAGCATAAGACTCAGGAGTAACTTTTCCAATGAAGGAAACTCTCATTCCATTACTGAGTTCTTCGCCTGTAGATAACTTATAGGTCTTTTTTCCTAAGAGCTCTTGGTCAATATTAATTGCTGTATTTTCTTCAATTGCCTTAACATGGATTACACCGCCAAGGTCAATGTCTGTTTCGCTAAGATAGTATAATACATCAGGTGAGTCAAACGGCACTGTGAATGTAATAGTACCTTCTTTAACAGCATGGTCCAACCCTAGTGCTTGATAGCGTTCGACTGTGCCACTAACTCGTGCGGTTTTAATACTAAAAGGATTACCTGGACTGTTAATCTCAAACTTATATGTTTGGCCTCTATATAGCGTTAATGTCGGATTGCGTGTTAATCCGTTCGGTGTAAACAGATACTGGTTGTTATCAAGCTGTGACTCGATCGACACTGTATATGTACTAACGATTGCCTGTTGCTGTCCTGCAACCTTAACTAAATCAGGCCCGTAAGGCAACCAGTAATAGTTTTGAAAGTTTACAAACTTATCCCAATCAATATGTGGATCCCAAGAATAAAATTCTTGTTCGTTAATGCGAGAATGATTCTTAACATTACCGCCAAAGACATCAACTTGATTAACATAGTCTTGGTAGTCTTTGAAGAAAGTGGTATTACCTAACTCGTCTTTGATAACAAAGCTAGGCTCTAATTGATAGTTTTCTCTAAAGGCACTAGGCGCTTTGACAAAAATGTCGCTGCCTACAGTAGCCTTCGAATTGCGTCTACCAATATAACCGTTAACTTTTTGTACTGTGCCGGGCTGTATTAGCTGATCAAGTGTTGCTTGAAGGAATTTCTTGTTAGCATCTGATCTGTAAAAACGAGGTAATAATTCAGATGTTTTAATTTTCTTCGAATCAGCCATTAGTTGCTCCGTATGGTGAACTTGTTATATTTTGTTGTACTGTTGTTGTCGACACTGTTTCTGTTCCGCTAACTGATTTAATTGCGCTTGAGGTAATGCCGCTGATAATTTCAATGTCATCTACTGTTGCGCCGTTGATGAATAACTGGTCGCTAGCTGATTTAATTTCAAATAAACTACCAAAATTTAAACCTACTTGCTTTGGCACAATAACAAAGTTAGTTATGTCTGGAGCTAATTGGTTCATTACATAAGTGGACAATTCTGTAAAGTAGAATGTATCACCGAAGTCCCAATTTTCTAAAGCAAAAAATTGGTTGATCGCTGTTAACGCTCTTGCTTTAATATCGTTGTCAGAAAGCACTTGTCCTGGATTTTTAATGATCTTAAAAGTTGCCTGAACATCGGTATCAGCAGACGGACCAAACAGTACTTTATAATTCACAGGATGGTACACAATCTCATCAGATACTGACTTAATTAAGTTTAGGCTTGGTGCAATAGTGTTGTGTAATTCATCAGTGCTAGGAGCTAACGGTTTTGTAATGTTAGCTCCAGATAGCCATTGTCTAAATTTAGTATCATATCCTTTTGTTAACACAAACACATCGATGATGTTACTAACACCTGGATCAATACGAGATTCATAGTCTGCACTATGCGTATATTGGAATTTTAGATCATCGCGACCTAAGTAGACTTTATAATCTAAAGTAGGAACAAAAGGTGTTGCTAGCAACTTGTTAAGTTTAACTACTAGCTGTGTGTCAATAAAATAAAAATATTGCCCGTCAGTCCACTGTGTTAGAGGATAAGCCGAATCTTGTGTATCAAGAATTTTTACAAGATCATCTTTGTTACTTACATAACGATAGTCTTCTTGTCCTGCTGAAATTGCATATTTTTCTTGAATAATGTAGCTAGATGCGTCTGAAAGAATTGGGTCAACAATATTAACAAATAGTTCAGGATCGTCAACTACTCCGTTGTCGTCAGAGTCTGCAAAAGTTATAACTAACTTCTTTGTATCTACATAACCGTCAAGACCAGTAAACTCAGATACGATATCCCATTGCATATCTCTAGTATATGCTTGAGTATCAAGTCTAGGCAAATGATTGATACTTAACACATTAATTACATCTTTAATAATTGTATTTGTTCTGCTGTCAAAAATTTTGTTGCTACGATCAAAATAGAAACGAATTTGTTTATCGCTTTCAAATATGTAGCGTTGTTCTCTAGATGTAATTGTGTAAAACTCGTTATCAGTAGTGAATAATAACAACCAACTTGCATCTTGGCGTTGATTGCTCTTGTCACTTTCTTTGCCTAGACTAAATGTTGAGAAGGCATCCAAGTTTGCCTCGACAATAATCTTCCATTGCTTTGCTGTTCTGTCATATCTCAAACCAAACGGTTTATTGGCAAAGACTAAATCGATCATTGTAGTAATAACGTTGTCGTCTATTACTGTTCTCCACTTAGGAATAATATTTGTAATAGTTGCTCCGCCAATACTAGTAATTGGGCTTGGGATTACTCTGTTTAGTGCAACCGCACCTATACCAGTACTTAACTTTCCAGTATTAGCAAGCCCGGTTCCGTTATCTGCAACTGAAACTACTTCTGCCCAGATGTACTTTGTAGTACCTAGTGCAGATGTTGTTGTAAAATCATTATTATTGTTTGTATCAAAATAATAACCAGTAGGTGCTTCAAAGCGAAGCAATGAACCCGGAGTTACATACTGTAAATCAGTTTGTGTGTATGATCCTAATGTCTGAGCAGGCGTGTTTGGTGTTGCGCTGCCGATCCACCCGGTTGAATAATTAGCATCAGTAGTTGCTCTATTCCACACGGCTTCGCCAAAACTTTCAGTAATTGCGATTGCATAATTAGAATAATAAAAATTCTTTAAGGTTGTTCTATCTAAAATATCAAACACTGTGTTGTAAATTACAGCTTCAATGTCTGTCTTGTTAGCATAAGAAAATCTTGTTTCAACTGTATAATCTTCTCTGAAGAGAACCCCGTCATTTGCAAATAAATTAGTCGAACTATATTTGCCTGTTGGATCAATTAAATCGAAGTAACGACTAATGCCGCTGCTGGTTCTGTTTACAGATTTTACCTTTGCTACCTGCTGGCTTACACTTAACGGGCTAATGTTGTAGTCTTCACTAGTGATCATTCTGTTTTGTGTGTAATAAGTTGCAGGTGCATTTGCCTTAATACTTTCATTTGTTTCTGTAGTCTCCGCCGTAGAAACAGATGTTGCTAGAGTTAAAGAAATTGTTAACGACTCTGCTTGGCCTTGTGCCGAGGTGTAAGGCACTACAATAGAGACACTACGAATATCTTGAGGATTGACCGTGTATGTTAAGCCGTTACTGATTCTGTAATAGACACGGAAAGTACCTAATGGCAGGTTGCCAAATGTTCCGTCACTAAATGCTAAACTGATTGCATCGCTAGCACGAGTTACAACACCATAAATGTTACGAATGTTTTTACTAAGGCTATTGTAAATTACGTTGTTACCTTCAAAGCTAGATACCTTTGTCCACTCTTCTGACTCTACACCGTTTTGGTCTAAACGATATAGCCACACATCAGAGTCGTTAATATTTGTAGAGTCAATGTCAACAGACTCGTTCTTGCTAGGTTGGTCAATAGTAAATGTACCTGTGTTTAGAGTACCTTGTGTAAAGTTTAAAAAGAAGCCAGTGCCTCGACTACTTGCACCGCGGCCGTCATCTCTGTAAACAAACCCTAGCTTGTTTCCAATTTTTGGAGTTTCTTCATAGATATAATCTTTACCAGCAAATGTTGTACTAGTAATTTCAAAATTCATTGATCGACCAGCCACCGACTTATTAAACCCGTAGACCGGCACGTCAGTATTAGAGCCCTGGAAACGGTATTGCTCTGTAGGAATTCCATAGATCGTTGCTTTGTTAATAGGATTACCAAACTGTTGAGTCGTAGACATAGCAGCATTAATAATACGTACAAACTGATCATACCAATTGTTGTTACTTGGATCGTTCCAGGTAATAACTTGTCCAGACAAGTTCCTACCGTTGCTATCTAATACATTTTGAGTTGTCTGTACTGTGCTGAATTTTAGTAGACCGTATGCAGGAATGTTACGCTTTGCATTGTAGCTAATCATACGTGCTAGACGTAATACGCTTTCGCGACGCTCGGCTAGCTCTAGGAAGTTTTCACGAGCATTTAAGTCAACACGGAAAGCTATGCTTTGGCCCAAGAACGCAATGAGGTCAATAAGGGCAAGGTATTCGCTAGACTCAATGTAATCGTTGTAATCTTCAGGGTAATTTTGACGGATATAATCAATCATCGTGCGACGAAGATTTTCAAAGTCGTAACTTTGGAAATCCGCATTACGGAAACTTTGATATACTCGTTTCCAGTCTTCTGCGACTAATAATCTATTTTGTCTATCTGTTGCACTCATGATTTGTCCCTAATAAGTGTATTTATTGAAAAAATAATATGGGTAGTTTATTGTGCAAGCAGGCCGTTCGTTTGGTCAAACCTTAGTTGCAGGCTCTGGCTAATATTATACGGCAAGTAGGTTAGCATACACTCTATTTGTATGCCGCTTTCATAACTGGTTACAATGACGTTGTCTGCTTTAACACGTGGATCGTAGTTAATGATCTGGTTTACATTTTGTAGTATTAGCTCTTTTAAATCGTCAGTTAACGGTTCAAACAATAAATCCCAAATAATAGTGCCAAACTCAGGTTGCATTAATCTCTCACCTTGTCTAACATGGAAGTGATTCAACAAGTCTTGCTGGATTAGGTCAAAATCGTATAGTCCAAAGTTTTCAGTGTTAGGACTTACTGTACTAAATCCCTTGTACATCTTAGGACTAATACTTTCTGCAAGGTTGACTGCAGGAAGTGTTACTTTATTGTATAAATTTGAACTCATTGTTCTTCCTCCTCAGATCCTTTAACTTTGCTAAAGGTGTCTGTAGTTGTTGTATATTTCAATCCAGTACCGTGTAGGTTTTCATGCCCTGCCCACGGTTCTGCTTGCGGCACTCTTGGAGCAGCAGATGCTCCGCTAGTTCCAGAATTTAGATTAATGTTTCCGCCATCGATGTTTGTTCCGCCCGATTTAACATCAAAGTTTCCGCCTGCTACTACATTAACTTTTCCACCGGCGGTAAGATTAATATTTTTATCTGCGGTAACATTAAAATTGCCCTTAGTATGCATACTAATATCGTCAGCTGCATAAATGTCGATTTTACCATTGCTAGTGAGTTCTATCCAAGTTGTTCCCCTAGCGTTACCAATATAAATTAAATCTTCCGAGTTGTGTAATAATATTTGGTGTCCTGTGCGGGTACGAATTCTCACACATTCATTGTGAGGAATTGTAGGATCACCGCCAGTCTCGCCTTGTTCTACTGCCGCATATTCAGGCGGGCCATCCTTAGCATGTTTTTTACGAAGGAACTTGTCATCTCCGTCATCCATTACAAACGTAGTTCCGCCTAGTCTGCTAACAAAAGCATTATTAACACGATGTTCTACTTTACCAACTGGGCCTTGCTTGGCACCGCTTCGCTTGTCAATTGGCCCAGGTGTCGATATTCCAAACACTGAGCTTGGAGTCTCACGTCTAGCAGAGCTAGTTGTAATGCCTCTAGTGTCATCCTTCAATAACCCTTGTTTTTCTAAAACATCAGCTAATGGGTGTCTAGGTTTTTTAATCTGTGTTGGGTCCGAAGGTGTTTCGTTAATACGTTTATTATATTCCGCAACCGGTACTCGACCTTCGCCTTCAACTACATACTGAGTTGCGGCAACACCTGGAACCATAAAGTTCATGTTCTCGTCTGGTATGCAACCGAACCAGTAGCCTCTCTTTGGATCACCGTCGACAAAAATAACCATTACAATAGTTCCAGGATCCGGTGGGACAAACCACATACCATAACTCTTTTGTGTATTATTATAGTCGTCAGGATCATCTGCTACATAGTCGATACTAGTTTGTCCCCAAAAAGGGCTCATCATCTTTACCTGGTGCAACTGTCCTTCTGAGCTAGAATTACCAACAGGTCTTAAAATTTCAACTTCAAGGACTCCCATGTAGGAAGGATCTAAATGCCCGACTACTTTTGCAAGGAAGGGGCCGGGTTTTGGTTCCGGTTGCCCTGCTGAGCTAAATTCTTCTTGATCTCTTTCCATTAATCTTCGCCTTTATTCCAAACGTTGTTAGCAGGTTGTTCAGTATTCTTTGTTGAGAATACCTTAGTGCTTGTGCCTTGTTCTGGGTTTTCTTGTTGAGGCAATCTTGCACCTTGCAGCGTTTGCCTAAACTGTCCATCTCTAAAACTATGTTGAATTGTTTGTACTCGATACAGGCCGCTAAACTGTATGACAGGGGCCGACTTAGCTCCAGCAAAGTTATACAACCCAGTTCCTTGGTTAATATCTATTGGTGTTCTAAAGTTAACATTGATGTAGACTTCGCCGTTCTGATAGTTAACTGTACCGTCTTGATTTAAGTTATCAAACGGTGTACCTTTAGCTGTATAATTTCCCATTCCGCTTTGTGCAATATAATACGGATCTCCCCAGATTTCCATGTTCAATAACATCATATCTAGGCCACTAGTAATAGCATCGTGGAAAACTCTTGCGGCTCTGGTAGCTTCAGTTTCGTTCCCGCCACCACCTTGTTTGTCTGAGGACGTCTTAGTTAAATTATAATTTACTGTAGTTGGTTGAACACCTGCCTTAGGCACAGGATTAGATCCCGAAACTAGCGGATCGTTCTCTGTATCTTTTTTATCCGTTGCGCCAGTATTTGCCGCTAACTTAACGTCTTGTGATCGCTTGTAGTTGTCGGCGGCCATTGTGGCACTAAAGCTAGCAGAATATTGAATATCAAATTTTAGAATCTCAGAATTCTTACCAGTATATAGATAGTTATATTCTTTAACTGCCTGTTTCTTTAGTTCAGCTACACCAGGTGGTGCTGTGTTTGGCGGCATAGTTCTTGCTGTATGAACTTTGTAAGGTATAACTCTATATACGATTAGCTTTGGCTTTTGCCCTGTTGACTTTAAGTTTTCGTCTGACGATATGTTATAGACTTGTGTGTCAATTCTCCACCAGCCTACCATACCAGTTTTATCAACTTTTGCAGGGTCTAATGTTTCTGTTGCATAGTTACTCTTTAACAACACTTGATTGATTGCGTTGATAATATCGGTATCTTGTCTAAACTTCATCCCGCCTTCGTCGACTTTCTGTGTGTTGTTGCCGCGAACCCATACTTTCTTTTCCGGATCCCATACTTTGTTTTCATCGCCAGGAATTGGTTCGCCTTTGTTGTCTAGACCAAATCCCATGCTTGCTTTTCCTAAAGCATTACATTCGCCTTCTGGCTGTACTAGTGTACTATTAACCTTGCTTTTAGCAACACCTAACTTTTGAAATAAGCCTCCACCTGCGCCGCCACTGTTCATTGCTGCTGGACTAACTGTTGCGGTTACTTTTGATTCTATGTTATCAAGACTCTGTGCAGGCGAAGAAGACGATGCAATCTCATTAGGAAATAATATTAATACTTCATCTGGGACTTCGACAATTTTATCTTTTTTATACTGTTGCAAACGCTGATTAATAACTGCTTGGAGACTCTTTGGTCCTGTTTGCAACATTTCTTGCACTGTTGCACCGCGGATAGACATGTCGCTTTTTAAGGCAGAATTTTTTGTACTGTATGCTTGATGAGACCAAGGCATAACTTGGCACTGGTACACAGCACCCTTTTCAGTTACCTTCATATCCATGTTAGTAAATCTAAAGGGAATATGTCTAGTGCATCCTGGAATTAGTTTAGGAATACCGTCTTGTGTATTTCCTCTAAATTCAAGCGTTAATAAGAATGGTGCTTCTCTATAGTTTGGATGTCCTGCTTGGTATGCAGCTGTCTGTAACGCAATCATAAACATGCCCATGCTGTAAGGTTCGATAATTTCAAAACTTAGCATTGACACGTTTGTGTTGTTGTTTTCTTCAAATCCAACTGCACTAGTCATGTTTACGTTATTGATGTAAAAATCAAATCTGCCGTATGCTGTTGCAATTCTGTTTGATGGGTCACCATTACCAGATTTGCAAATGATAGGCAAGGGTTTGCCTGTCATATAAGACTGGTCAGGGTTATTTAGATCATCGTCTGTTAAAACGCTAATTGTAAAATTGTAGTTGTATGTTGGATAAGCAGATAAAGGATTTGGCAATGGCAAGCCGGTGAATCCCATTCCTTTTAGAAAATTTCCAACGCCCTGTAAAGCGCCGCTAATTCCGCTTGTAAATGATGAAAGCGCAGATGCAGGACCAAACGAATCGATTGTTCGGCTAGCTGTACTTACGGCATTAGTTGCTGCATCAAGAATTCCCATATTATAATCCTAATACTGTTTTTAAACTGCTGCTCTTTGGAATGTAAATCTTTTTTCCTGGTACAAAGTCAAGTATAGGATCTTGTAATACATCTAAATTTCTTTGAATGAACACCCACCATAAAGCTGATTCACCGTATAAGTCAAACGCCAACAGATCAGGTCTGTTAGTATATTGAGGTTCAATAGTGTAAAGAAAGTCATCAGACTCTGCACTAACAGGCCTAATAGTTAATACATCAAGATAATTTTGTTTAACTTGAGTTGTGTACCATGGACTTAATGGTGAATAGTTTGCTGGCATATTATACGTATCCTGTGCTGCTGTTCATATATCCGCCTGTGACAAATCTATCTAGGCTGAACTTACGAGCATTGTCTCTGCTGTATGCAGGTATTAATGTTACTTTAATGCTGCTCTTTGTAGGAACTCTTGCGGTACCGCCGCTAGTTGCACCGCCGACACCAAAGCTACCGAGTAAACTTGATACTTGGCCTACGCCGCCTGCAATACTACTTACTGTACTGGTAATACCAGACAGGCTAGGAATGGCTCCGCCTAATGTGTCTGCTAGGCCGCCAATTGAATCTGCAACATCTGCAACTTCACCTGCGGCACTGCCAACGACGTCACAGCTAATATAGTCGCAAGCCTTATCTAAGGTCACCGACATTTCTGATACTACTACCGGAACGTTTTTAAACACGTACGGTCCGTATCCGTTCAACTTTACAATTGGAGGAGGATTACCTGCTTTTGGATCGTAACCAGTAAACATTTTTGTAACTGATCTTAGATAGTGTACCGCAGCAATCCAATAGAGTGCCTGTGTTGAATCTTCAACATTAAAATCTGCTTCAATACTAATTTTTCCAGGATCGCTATTTCGGTACGCATTAAAGGAATAATTACTATGCACTGTACTAACAGCATCATACTTTGCGCCGCCACTAATAGAAATACTTGGGGTGTAAGGAAATACTAATCCGCCTGCATCTTTAAGCGGCTTTAAGACGGCACTATTTTTAAAGCTAATCCAATTAGGAATTGTCAAACGCACACGCCAATCATTACCTGCATCATCCCCACCAAACATGGAGACAGCGCCCATAATGTCGCCAACTGCTTCTCCAGCTGCTGGTAAGTTGATGCTTCGAATGGCACTAACAATTCCGCCTGCACTATTATATCCAGCCGATATAGCAGATGCCATTTTTGATGCTGTTCCGACAGCTTGCGATGCAGCTCCAAATGTTGCCGCGGTAGCGGTCATCTTTGAAGTTAGGCTCTGTCCAGAGTCGAATAGTCCCATAGTATTTTTCCTTTTTGGTAATGTATTTATTTGACTTTTTTATGTGCGTAGTTTATAATGTATCATCCGGAGAGTAATTTAATGACAATAACAACACCAAAGGTTAACTATCTAAACAATAAGGACATGCTAGCAGAAATACACAAATCAAAGAGCTCGTATTGTGTTTTTACCAAGCCAGAATATCATCAATATGACATTATTTTGCCAAGTTTAGACAAAATTAACATACGCACGATAGCCGAAGCTAAAAGGAATCAGGCGAAAAGACTGTCAGATTTGGACTATCAAACTCGCAAAAAAGCTGGTGAAAAAGTCAAACAAGCCGACTGCGAAGTTGACTATAAGAAGATTGCTAAGACAGATTTAGTCTTTAGAATCATGACGTTTGACCATATTCCGCTTAATAGTACACGCAAAAAGAACCCTAAAAGCCTAGCAGATCACCGCGATAAGGTAAACTTTCCACCGTTTCAACATTGGAAATTCAATGACGCTGACGAACTAGTATGCGTTGGAAAATCGCACTGGAAGGGTGATCTAGAAAAAGGACACTTTGACAAAGATGCTGGGCAAATTACAGATACACTAGCCCGTATGATGATTAAGCTCTGTGAGCGCTATGCTACTAGAGGAAACGTTCGTGGTTACACTTACAACGACGAAATGAAGGGGCAAGCAATCCTTCAACTAACTCAAATAGGACTGCAATTCGATGAAAGTAAATCTGATAATCCTTTTGCTTACTTTACTGCTGCTGTCACTAATTCATTCGTTAGAGTTATCAACCTTGAGAAACGTAATCAAAACATTAGAGACGACATACTGGAGATGAACGGTATGAACCCAAGCTATTCTAGAACTGGTCAGGGTGAACACGAAGCTGCCATGAAACGATACAGCGAAAGCGAAGGATCAAGCGAATGAGTAATTTGTTTAAAAAAGTAGCATGTTTTACAGATATCCATTTTGGATTAAAGTCGAACAGCCAAGTACACAATCAGGACTGTGAAGAGTTTGTAGATTGGTATATTGCAAAAGCAAAGGAAGAAGGATGTGACACAGGAATTTTTCTCGGTGATTGGCACCACAATCGTAACAGTCTTAATATCACTACTATGGACTATAGCCTTAGGGCCCTGGAAAAGCTCGGTGCGGCGTTCGATCAATTTTATTTCTTTCCTGGCAATCACGATCTGTATTACAAAGATAAACGAGACATCCATTCCGTCGAATTCGGAAAATATATTCCCGGAATCACTATTGTACATGAGCCTACCACCATTGGCAACGTTACTTTATGCCCGTGGCTCGTCGGGGAAGAGTGGAAACAAATAGGTAAGAAAAAAGCTGACTATGTGTTTGGCCACTTTGAATTACCGCACTTCTACATGAACGCAATGGTGCAGATGCCGGATCACGGAGAAATCCAACTCGATGCTTTTGAAGGCTACAAGATGGGTTTCAGCGGGCACTTCCACAAGCGACAGAGTAAGGGCAATATGCACTACATCGGTAATGCGTTCCCGCACAACTATGCAGATGCGTGGGATGACGATCGTGGGATGATGATTTTAGAATGGGGCGGTGAGCCAGAGTATCATGCATGGCCTAATCAGCCTACATTCCGAACAGTTAAACTAAGCCAGTTAATCGACGAAGCAGACACGCTAATCAAACCCAAACAACATTTGCGAGTCACGTTAGATATTGACATTACTTACGAAGAAGCAAGTTTTATCAAAGAGAAGTTTATTTCCGACTACGACATTAGAGAACTTACTCTAATTACCGAAAAGAAGGAAGTCGAAATTAACACAAGTATCGATGTTCAAAGCTTCGAATCTGTTGATCAGATTGTGTCCAGTCAGATTGTAAACATCGAGTCAGACACGTATAATAAGAATACGCTACTAGCGATCTATAATAGCCTATGATAAAAATTAAAAATTTAACCGTTAAAAACTTCATGAGCGTGGGCAACCAAACTCAAGCTGTTGACTTTAGTAAGGAAAACTTAACTTTGGTTTTAGGTGAGAACTTAGACCAAGGCGGCGATGATTCTGGCTCAAGGAACGGTACAGGTAAAACAACTATTGTTAATGCGCTAAGTTATGCGCTGTTTGGCAATGCGTTAACTAATATCAAAAAAGACAACTTGATTAATAAAATCAACAACAAGAATATGTTGGTTACGTTAGCGTTTGAAAAAGACGGTATTGACTATCGCATCGAGCGAGGTAGGAAACCTAACGTCTTAAAATTCTACGTTAATGATCAAGAGCAGGAAACAGACGAAAGCGATGACGCCCAGGGCGACATGCGAGAAACACAGAAGGACTTAGATGATTTATTAGAAATGAGTCATGATATGTTCAAGCATGTTGTTGCGCTCAATACCTATACTGAGCCGTTCCTTAGTATGCGATCTGGCGATCAACGAGTAATTATTGAACAGTTACTAGGCATCACTATTCTTAGTGAAAAAGCAGAAGCACTAAAAGAGTTGATCCGTCAAACTAAAGAAGCAATTACACAAGAAACCGCCAACATCGAAGCTGCTAAAAAGTCTAACGAAAAGATCCAGCAGAGTATTGATGCATTACTTACTAGACAAAAAGCGTGGAATAACCAGCACGAAGTCGACCTTGAAAAGATCGCTAGGGCTATTGTAGAACTAGAAAGTGTTGATATTGAGGCAGAACTTTCCGCACACGCATTGCTAAAAACATATCTTGAGCAATCCGCAAAACTAAAGAGTCTGCACAAAGAACGTGCGACGCTAGAAAGCGCGGTAGCGCAAGCGGAGCGAAGCGTAAAAAAATACGCGAGCGAGCTTGCAGCCTTAGACGGTAAAAAGTGCCACGCTTGTGAACAAGATCTTCACGATCACAAGCATGAAGAAATGTCAGCTAAGGCTAAAGAACACTTAGCAGAAGCAGAGAAATATCGTGATAAAGTACAAGCTGATCTTGAAAAGATCACAGCAGAAATTTCATCTATCGGTGATGTTTCTGCTAGGCCCAACACTTATTACGATACTGTTGAAGAAGCTCTCAAGCATCAAAATAATTTAAAAACTCTTGAAACACAGTTGACTATCAAGGCAGCTGAAACAGATCCGTATCAAGAGCAAATTGACGAGCTTACTGATACAGCTATGCAGGAAGTCAGCTGGGATCAAGTTAATGCACTCAACAGCGTTAAGGAACATCAAGAATTCTTGCTTAAACTGTTGACCAGCAAAGACAGCTTTATTCGTAAGAAGATCATTGATCAGAACTTAGCTTATTTGAACAATAGACTAACTTACTATCTAGACAAGATGGGCTTGCCGCACACTGTTACTTTCCAGAACGATCTAACTGTTGAAATTATGCAACTAGGTCAGGACTTAGACTTTGACAACTTGTCCAGAGGCGAACGCAATCGTTTGATCCTGGGCTTATCTTGGGCATTCCGCGATGTATGGGAAAGCCTGTATCAGAACATCAATCTGCTGTTTATTGACGAGTTAGTTGACAACGGTCTAGACGCTTCGGGTGTCGAAAGTGCCCTAGCTGTCTTGAAGAAGATCAGTCGTGAACGTAAGAAGAACGTGTTCTTGATCAGTCACAAGGACGAGCTAATTGGTCGTGTTAACAATGTGCTTAAAGTTGTCAAAGAAAACGGCTTTACCAGCTATGCTACAGACTTAGAGGTTAATGAGTAATGAGGCAAGAGGAAGAGCTACACGATCAGCTCTTAAAGAAGTTTAGGGAATATTTTGAGGCAAATCAAAAATGGTTAGGCACAGGCACTAAACGTAGTGCCATCGAACTTAGGCGCATCATGAGTGAAATCCGAAAAATCTGTAGCGAACGACGAATTGTTGTTCGCGAATGGATGGATTGGAAAGAGGCAGAATTATTAGAACGTAACATAAAACGCAAAGGCCAAAATTCCACCGATGGAGAAGAATAGTATGGTATATAGTTCATGTCATGGACTTACCAGAATTCTATTGTTGAAGTATTACCAGAAGACTGCGTAGGCTTCGTGTACATCATCACAAATCTCATCAGTGGACGCAAATATATAGGCAAGAAACTAGCCAAATTTTCTAAAACAACCTATAAAACAGTAAAACTTAAAAACGGCACCAAAAAGAAAAAGAAGATTAGAAGTAAGATCGATAGCGATTGGCAAGAATACTATGGATCAAGCCCTAATCTACAGGCAGACATAGACACACTAGGCAAAGAAAACTTTAGTAGAGAGATACTTTTTTACTGTAAATCCAAGGCAGAATGCTCTTACATCGAAGCAAGAGAACAGTTTACAAATCGTGTTCTTGAAAGCGACGAATGGTACAACGGGCATATTCAAGTTCGCGTCCACGGCTCCCACATCAAAGGCAAGATACAACTTAACGGTTAAGCTAGCGCAGGCCAATATCGTGCGCCCAAGTCCCTGGTGATGTCGCAGGGTAAGGAAATCTCTCGCCGTAGTGAGTACTCAGCAACTATCCTTAACAGGACGATGATCAGATATGCCTTCATAAAACTGGTTTTGCTGTTTAAGACAATTTCAAAAGGCTAAAAGAGGGTTAATAGCCCACGGCTGTACAGATGATAGCGTATTTGTGCAGACCCGCCGTTGTAATAAGACGGAGTGAGCAGGTACCGGATAACCGCCTGCGCTAGTAGAAATACTTGTAGCTCTAACGCTGTGTGACACATGTTCGACTCAGATAATGTTCATTTCTTGGCCCGCTAGGGCTAAGTGTGACTGAACGATCTAGATAATATCTTAAACGCTTCGCGTTTTATCATGTGTATAAAATAAAGAAAAGTTCGAGCGATAGCGAAGAACAGATGAACGTAGTTCATCTTAACACTGACTAAATATTAGATTACGAGACAATCACTATGAAGATTTACGACATTATAACCCCGACAGAACAAATTGATGAAGGTGTATTATCTAAAGCACTTGCGTCTTTGATGAAAAGCGGTGCTAAAAAAGCTGCTCCTAAAGTGGTTGCTAAAGCAGCAGCAGGTGGTGTTGTCCGTATGAGCACTGCAATATTCTCTGCTCTTAAGATGCTGGGTATTGGCGTTTTTATCATGGACTATTACAAGCAGATGAAAGCAGCCGACGCTAAATTATCTTCAGGTGTATGGACACAGGACAAATATGACGATTTCCGTCAACAACAGATGACTATCTTAACTAGCCAGTTATTAGCTAGTACTGTGTTATTTGGCGCACTAAAGACAGTCACAGGGTTTAATCTGTTTACTAAAATCCTATCTATGTCTCGTTACACCCGACCAGTTTCACAGCTTTTTGCAGGTGTTGCAGGTACAGCACAACTGGCTTTAATATACAAGCTACAAACTAACGAAGGTAGAAAGTACGTTGCTGATCTTATTGGCACTGGTATTGTAGATGATGTTTTAGGCGGTGGCGGAGTTGCGCTATTAGATAGGGCTAAAGAGTTTGTTGGCCTTGCAGACAAAGAAGCTCGTTTAGAAAGAGAAAAACAAGCTGCAGAAAAACGTGCCGCTGACGAAGAAGAACTAAACAAGCAAGATCCGGACAACGGCAAAACACCGATTAAGCCTAGCGATAGAGGTATGGTTGGTACAGCACAGCCTAAGACTACTGGAAGTAGCAATCCTAACCTACAAAGAGATCCAAACGGTGAACTAGTTTGGGGACTAAATCCTGCACTAATGAAAAAATAATTAGAGTAACGGCATCTGCGTTACTTTAGTTGTTTCGATGTTGTCCTTGACAATTTCGTACATGGCTTCTCTATCTTCAAAAGAATAGGTGTGGAACAGATCGTTAATGTTAACGCCTCCCCTCATATACCAAACAATTCTAAAAAGTTCTTTTTTAAAATCTTTAACTTCGTTGTCTAGCCTAACCAAATACTCTTCAATCTCAGAGGGGGTTAATCTAATTAGGCTTACTCGAAAAAATTTGATTGGTCGAGCTCTACGTTGACGGTGTTTTCTTTTCCGCATTCACGACAGTTTACGTGCATAGTTGGTGCTTTCCAAGTCTGCTTGTTTCTTTCGTTTTGATTCTTAATAGCATCATAAACACTTTTATCGCTGTTCTCTAGCCACTCGCGGATATAAGGTTTTTCGGTTACAACCTTGTTATCTACTTCGATACAGTCAATTGAATCTGTGAATACATCAGTTTGTAACTTGCTTAGACCATCGTAAATTTCTGCAAGTACTTTCTTTTGTTCGACACCGTCTTCAATCTTTAAACTTTGGATCAGCTGTTGCTGTAACTGGAAATTCTTAATGCCAAAATCAGTTACTTGTTTGTAATTTAACGGATGTAGTTTAACAACTAAATTGCCGATGACAATCTTGCTGTCAAATTTGCAAGTTGTAAAGTGATCAATTAGTTTAGTTAAATCTAACTCATAATCGTTAGGTACTTCGCAATGTTGGCAGGGCTGTGTTAACGTCATTGAGTTGCCGTAGGTAGCAATACGGATAGCTGTTAAAATTAAATCAGTATCAATATTACTAAGTTCCCAAGCATTTTTAATAGTAGGGCAACAGCTTTCAATTACTCTAACGGTGCTTTCTCCGGACAGTAACGCATCCGGAGTTTTCATGATAATTTCGTCCATGCCGGTCATACCATAGACTGGTAAATTTTCAGTAGGACCATCAAATGTTCCTGGCTTGCTGTATGCGCCCTGTGACGGCAAACTAACAAAGATCTTAGGTTGACGGAAATACTCTTGCAACGGATTTTGTGCCATTATTAACTCCAGATAAATATACTTGTTCGTATTTATATACGCATATTTTCAGGATTTATTTTATGGCCGATCCAGCTCCAATTAGTTATGAACAAATGCGCGACCTGCTTAGAGATCACGCTGCTTCTATTAGAAGCCCGAATACCGGCGGATCGTCTTCAGCGCCCCCGCCACCTACAGGCGGTGGAGGTGGAAGTGTATTACCTAGTAACGCATCAGTTCAAAGTTTTGGTGTAGGACTGCTAGAAGCATTTAATAAACTGCAAAAAGGTTCATTGTCTGCAGCCGACGGCCTTGGTCTAGTTACAGGAGCACTTGAAAAAATTCCAGGAGCGGGCAAACTAGCTGCCGCTGGAGTAAGCATGATCGGCCAAGAAGGCATTGCTGGGCAAAAAGCTATTCAACGTGGTGCAGACACTGGGGTAACTCTATCTGGTGATATAGGTGCTTTAAAAGAACTAGCAGGTAGGTCTCGTTTAACACAAGACGAGTTCATCCAGAAGATGGGAGCAATGGGTCCTAAGATGAACGGACTTGGTGCTACTATGGACGAAGCTGCAAAAAATACTGGTAAGGTTAGCGAAGAGTTTATTCAAAGCCCAATGGGTCGTCAACTAAAAGAAATGGGCCTAAGTTACGACGAGTTGAATAACATTACAATGCAATACCTTTCTAGTAGAAAGTTTAGCGATCTAAGTGATGCAAAACAACGTAAGCAAGTTAACGAAGAACTACAACAATTTGCACAAAACTTAGCTGAGAATTCAAGAGTTACTGGTGTTAGTACACAGCAACAAGCAAAGAACGTTGAAGGCGCTGTAGCTAGCGGTATGATCCAAGCTAAGATTCTACAAATGGGTCCAGAAGGTGAATCATCTTATAGAAAGATGCGAGGCTCTTTAGAAGGCATGGGCGACGAAGTTACTAAGTTTGCCGACGAAATCTTTACTGGCGGTATTAGGACCAAAGAAGGTACTGAACGTATGGCAGCTCTTGGACCTGCTGGTAGAGAGTTAGAAGCTGCTATTAACATGTCTAAGAATGCTAAGAATGCAGAACAACGTGCAGCTGCAGATGCAGCAATGGCGGCCGCTCAACAACGTGTTAGTGAACACATGCGTAGTAAACAATTTACTGACACTGTTCTATATCAACAAAATTCGTTAGGGCAAACTGCGCAACGAATGTTAGAACAGAATAGACGTGTTGGATCACAGATGGCCGGCGAACGTGCTGCCATGGCGCAAGGACTTAAACCACAACAAGGTGCCGAAGTCCAACGACAAATGGCCGCCGCTGGTGCCCAAGGCCGTGATCCAAGAACTGGAGCTGCTTTACCCGGAGCAGAAGCATTTAAAACAATGCAAGCTGGAGAAACTAGACTTAAAGATGAAGCTGCAGGGTTAAGTACACAATTTAATAAGTTAAACACTGAACTTGGTAAGTCTTTGCAGAACTGGGGAGTATTAAACAGCAAAATATTGCAACCTAGAACAACAGAAGGCGCTGGCATATCAGGTGCTATTAATAAAGTAACTGGCAGAGATAAAGGTCCTAGAGAAACATCAGGTGAGATGTTGAGCAGAGAAACTGGATCTTTAGGTAGTGTTGGCAAGTTAATTGAAGACTTTGGCAAAGGCACACCGGCAATGTTACACGGCCGAGAGGGTGTTATTACAGAAAAGCAATTAAACGATTTACTACAATCGGCATCATCAACTAAGAACGTTGCTAGTGATCTTAAGATAAATGATCTAATGAAGACCGCCATGCCAAAACAAAATCTTGGCAGCGACATCCAGTCCAAAATGTCAGGTATGATGCAAGATATTCAGGCAAAGATTGCACAACCGCCAAAAGAACTAACACCAGCACCGGCTGTAACTACAGCAGAGACAGCTTCGTCTACATCGGCTACTAGCACAGAACAGCCAGTCATGACCGATATTAAAGACCTGTTGAATCAGTTAAATACAACTATGAAAGAAATGTTAGCTAAGTCAACAGATATGGTTGATATGTCTAGTCAACAAATCCGAGTGACAAAGAAATTGTCCGGAAATAGATTTGGTTAACACCTAAGGATACCAGTAAATGAGTTGGAAAAAATACTTTACACCTGTACCTGTCAGTAGTGACCTAAGCCCCATTTCTGGTTACAATTCAGGCTCTAAGGCCGGCCCTGCTAAAACAAACTACTCTAGCTTTTTACCTGATGTTTATTCAGGTAGTCCAAACCGTATTGATAGATATCAACAATACGAAGTAATGGATAGCGACCCAGAAGTTAACGCCGCGCTAGATATTTTAGCAGAGTTTTGTACGCAGAAACTAAAAGATAACAAAAGCCCATTTAATGTAAAGTGGAGACATAAGGCCACTAACAGCGAAATTCGTATCCTAGGCGAATATATGCAACAATGGAATAAGTTGCAACAATTTGATACAAGAATATTCCGTATTGTACGCAACGTATTCAAATACGGCGATGTATTCTTTATCCGTGATCCAGAAACACAAAAGTGGAGCTACGTCGATCCTAGTAACGTTGTTAAGATCATTGTAAATGAAAGTGACGGCAAAAAACCAGAGCAATATGTTATTAAGAACCTTGCTCCTAACTTTGAAAGCCTTGTTGCTACACAAATAACACCAAATATTAATCCTAGAAACGCAGGCGGCGGATTAGGTTCTGGCGCAGGTATGTATGGCGGAACAGGCCAACAGCGTGGATCTAATACGTTACCTAGCCCAGGGACAGGCGGACGTTTTGGATTATCTGAAACAGAATATGCGATTGACGCAGAACACATTGTACACCTAAGTTTATCTGAAGGGTTAGATAATAATTTCCCATTTGGTAACAGCTTATTAGAAAACATTTTTAAAGTTTACAAGCAAAAAGAATTGCTTGAAGATGCTATCTTAATCTATCGTATTCAACGTGCTCCAGAACGTCGTGTATTCCATATTGACGTTGGTAACATGCCAAGCCACATGGCTATGGCGTTTGTTGAGAGAGTTAAAAATGAAATCCATCAACGAAGAATTCCAAGCCAAACAGGTGGTGGTCAAAATGTTATTGATTCAGCATATAATCCACTATCTATCAACGAAGATTACTTCTTCCCTCAAACAGCTGAAGGCCGCGGTAGTAAAGTAGAAACATTACCTGGCGGTACTAACTTAGGCGAAATTGATGACTTAAAGTATTTCACTAACAAGTTGTTCCGTGGTTTAAGAATTCCATCTAGCTATTTGCCAACTGGCGCAGATGATTCACAAGCGTCTTTTAATGACGGTCGTGTTGGTACAGCGTACATCCAAGAATTACGTTTTAACAAATATTGCGAACGATTACAAAACTTAATCACCGCAAGATTTGACGAAGAATTTAAGATGTACATGTATTCAAGAGGGTTGAATATTGATGCAAACCTCTTTGAATTAAACTTTAATCCGCCGATGAACTTTGCAAGTTCACGCCAAAGTGAAATTGATAGTCAGCGTATTAATACATTTAATACTATTCAAGCGGTTCCTTACATGAGCAAACGCTTTGCTCTTAAGAGATTCTTAGGATTAACAGACGAAGAAGTTGCAGAAAATGAACGTCTATGGGCTGAAGAAAGTGGCAAAGGAATGCCAACACATACTGATGCTGCTGGAGAATTGCGCTCAGCAGGACTAAGCGCTGCAGGAATTGAAGGCGACTTAGGTATGGCAGGCGACTTATCTGCTCCAGAAGATATGGACACAGAAGAGGGTGGCGAAGCTGGTGCAACTCCAGCGGTAGCACCTGCAACCCCTGCAACACCACCTGCTGCATAAATAGATAATATGATACTCCGCGAACTTTTTTATATTGATCCTGACACGAGAAACGTAGCGAACGACCTTCGTTACGATCCTAGTCACGATCAAAGTGTAGTTAAGAAAGACGATACTCGTAAAACAAGATTAACTCTTAGACAGTTAAACGAGTTACGCAAGAGTAGTGAAGCGCACATTTTAGAGCAGGAGAACGAGTTAGAATTTATACATTCAATGTACGCAACCCCTGCCGCTCCCCCAGCCTAATTGACAGATTTTCTAAAATCTGTCAAAATCGCGCCGTTTTTGTACTATATTACACCGCTTTTTAAAATAATGTGTAAATATAATACAGCCTTGTACAACCATCACAGGAGAACTAACAATGACTGATCGTACACAATTTGAAGCCATGCTAGAGGCGTTGATCAATGAAGATCAAGAAACAGCAAAAGAAATTTTTCATAATATCGTAGTTGCAAAATCACGCGAAATCTACGAAGAATTATTAGCAGAAGACTTTGACCTTGAAGAAGCTAACAAGGACGAAGATGACGAAGAAGAACGCACAGACGAAATGTTTGGCGACGACGAAGAAGGTTCTGATGACAAAGCTGGCGATGATGAAGCCGGTGACGACGAAGAAGGTGCCGACGACGAAGCCGGCGACGACCATCATGCAGATGTTGGCGGCGAAGATGAATTAGAAGATCGTGTTTTAGATCTTGAAGACGCACTAGATGAACTAAAAGCAGAATTTGAACAACTAATGGGCGGCGACGACGAAATGGGCGGCGACGACAT